TGATTTCTCTGCTCAACAAGTTCATCAGGTATCCGTGCTAACAAAAGACCACCCTGACCGATTACTCCAGCATTCTTGCCTTCATCAATTACAGGTGCATCAAAGTCGGGATATTCTTCAGCACGAACTAATTCATATCCTTCTCTAAGCCGTTTATGAATATTTGATCTATCATCATATTCCATAACTCGTTCTCTTATCCATCTGTGTTTATATCCCACAGGTGCTTCTGGAGCATCTAGCGTTGACGGTGGCTTCCATTGTTGTACTCTCGCATTTTTCTCACGAGTTTGCGACTCTCGATTAGTACGATCAGCCATTACGCTACTCCCTTTTGTTTTTCTATTTTAGCTACTTCCTGTGCGTATTTTTCTAGCGGTATCCTCATTTTTTTTGCAAAGGCTACCTGACCAGGCGTTAGCTCAATAGTTTTTTTACCACCCTTTTTTAGAGACCGTCCATTGGACGCAGGAGCTACAGATTGGGCGTTTTTCTGTCCTCCCTTAAACTTATGTGGAAATTCACCAGCTATACGTTTACTAACTTCTATATAGTATTCGTCAGTAGATGGATCAAATCCTTCTTGTGCGACTAATTGTTCATGTATAGCTTGCGCTCCACGAGTCATAACCATATCAGTTCCAAACCAAGAATTGTTATTTAGCCAATTTTGTAACTTAGGATCTAATTCTTGCTTTTGTGGGGTCTGCCTCGTTTTTTGGGCGTTTTGTTGATTAGCGCTCTGCGCCTCATTATTTCTAGCTGCTCCCGCTTGCTCAGTTCGGACTTTTTGGATTCTGAGTCTTTCGTTCTCAATAGAGAGTTTAGCCATGAGGTCAGTTGCCTCTGACAATTTTTCAGCATCTCCAGCATCAAAAGCCTCCTTATAAAGTTTTTTAGCTTGAGCAGTTTGTGATTCAATTCTATTACCAAACTCTGATGTATAACCTTGATTTAACTGACTAAGCTGTTGCTTTAATTGATCGTTTTCATATTTTTGTTGTTGAGCAAAATTAAAAGCAGCTTCTGCTTCTTCTAATGCTTGCTTACGTTTAGCAGTTAATTGATTAATTCTTTTTTGAACATCTTTGCTGTAGTTTTCAAGTTCTTCTGGTTCTTCAGATTTTTCACGAACAATTGTTCGGTTTTCTTCTTCTTTTTTTTCTGGAGAAGTTTCAACTTTTTCTTCAGCGACAGGTGTATCGTCTTCTACTTCGTAGACAAATTTTTCTTCTTGGACTTCTTGTGTTTGTGTTTCGTTATCCATTATGCTCTCCATTATATATAAGAAATGTCTTTAGGGTCAAGTATAGATGCAATAATATTATCGTCATTTATGATTCTTAGCTCTAAACCGTCCACTTTGAACTTATTTCCAGCATATCTACCCATAAGCACCCAATCTTTCTCAGAACACCACGCTCCACTTGGGAATTTATCTTTATCTTTGTAAGCGTCAGGTCCTATCTTCACGACATAGGCTACAACACTTGCAAAGCTCTCACGATCCCTAGTCTTATCAGGTATTATGATACCATTAACCTTTTCTGGAACATAATATGGAATAACGAGCATTCTATATCCAGTTGGCTTGGGCAAACGATCAAGAGCTGATGTTTGCATTTTAGACGGGTCTTTTGAGTTTGGATTAGCATCTTCTTTATCATCAAATGCTTTACTTATAGAAGGGGGAGTTGGGTTTACTTTTTTTTGTGCCATAAACCGCTCTGGCACGATCAGTTTCTTAGTCATCTAAGTCTGTACCTTTCATCGAGGATTTTAATTCGTCTTCAATCCAAGTCATTCCTCGTATTTGACCTGTTATGAACCGATAGTCTTCCATTGAGTCTATCGAACCATCAGCCAAAGATTGAGCTAAATCCTCTTTTCTTTGACGTATGTTCTTATACAAATACTCTGCTAATTTAATTCCGTCCACACTTATTTTCCTCTACCTTGTGATAATCTTAAACTTTTTACATGTTTGTAATAAAAATAATTACCAATTTTATTAAAGTATTTTGCTAAAGTTAACCAATGCCACATCATTTCTTTTTACCTTTTTTGAGAACACTTTTTAATGTTTTTGCTTGTTTAGCATGTGTCTTGGATGCTTTCTTTAAACCACTTATAACTTTTTTAATTTTTTTAATTTTTTGTTTCATTTTGTTAATCCTTTTTGCTTTTCATATGTCCTCAAACCGCCCAATCCGAGCATTCCCATCAAAACTGTCATTAAACTTCCCATATCAAAAGCAGGGAGTTCTGGTAATGTAAAGCCAAATAAAACCGACAAAAACATTATTAATGGCTGTAGTACAAAATGCCATGCTAAAGCTATTCCACAAGTCCACCCAATAAAAGGTCTCCAACCTGCAACAAAGATTGACTTGTGTTGTGCCTCTGCTTTGTTAATTTCTAGCTGACCTTTAGCTAATTCCTGTGCATGATTCTCTGCCATTGTTGCCACCTCATGTGCCAACTTATTCTTCATGTCTTTGTCTTCTATAAACTTACCAAGAAGATTACTTACTGGTCCTATTAACGCTGTTAACATTATTATCTCCCTTATGTTCGTGACCCATCCATATACCAAACACACCTGTCATAACACCCATGACAACTGATACAAATGCTGATTGACTAGCTGTTGGTGCATCTAAATCCATAAACCATTCAGCACATCTCCATGACATGACTGTACTAGCAAGCATCATACATCTTGGTAGTATTTTCCATTTTAAAAAAGTTTCTACACTCATTGTTTTAAAACCTCATTTAATCCAAAACCTTCTAATAAAACTAAAGTAAAAAATAACAACAAAATACCTCCTGCTATTAGTTTTCCACTAAAATTAGTAGAACCAATTTTTATTGCAACAAACTCATTCCCTAAGATTCTAAGAGATAATTCAAAACTATTTTGACCAATGTCTAAATTTATTAATTTCTTTTTTTCTTCTGTCATTAGTACACCTTCACTTTCTCTGTATCTACAAAAGGCATTAGTTTACAAATACATTCATACACTTGTGGCTTATCGTCTTTCATATAAGATTGATTGTTTAATTTATCTTTATACTGCAAGCATATATTAACATTTTCAAAATATATACCACCAGTAGCTATCCCATTTAATGTGCAAGCAAGCATAAAGGCTGTCATTTGGCTATACTCCTCAAACTTTCCATAACTTTGTCTATTGAAGGTTCATCTCCGTTAGGATTAAAAACACATTTATATTGTTTTGGACAGCCTATCCTAATATCTGTAAATTCTAATTCATAGGTTTTGTTTGCACCTTGATAAATGCAAGCCATCTTATCTTTAAATACTTTTTGTTTCTTCAGTCTGCATGTAGTCATTTTAGGTAAAGAAAGAGTACCATTTCTTATTTTTTGATCTCTTGTGTAATCTTTAGCGAATACCTTTACACCTACAACGGTAAAAGCGATTACTAAACCAATTATGATAAACCCATATCCAACCCATTTAACTACCTCTAATATTTCTTCTTGTTCTTTTTTTGCTTTTGCCTTTGCTTTTCTTTGAGCTTCTTTAGCTTGGTTTATTCTTTCAGCTCTTTCAGCTATTATTGAATCCCATGCAGTAGGTCCAAACCTAAGATTAATTAATTGTTTTAATTCGTTTCTTCTTTCTTCTAAAAGTCTACGATTAATAAAATCTTCCGCACTTGATTCTACAGAGCCAAATTGTTCTTTTAATGAAAGCCCTTTTCCTTGACCCTTGTTCATCTGTTCTTCGCCAAGAAAGAAGCCATCAATTTGTTTGGCTATGTCTTTAATGTCGTTTACAGTGCCTATATTGCTTTTTATAAAGTCTACGCTTTTCTGTACTAATGCGATACCAGTAAGAATTTCTGCAACAACCATTTAAAAAACGCCTTCAAATCTTTGCGGTCTAGCTATCTTTGAGAACTTTGTTATTATTTTTGGTTTGTTTTTTGGCTTTGCTTGTTTTCTTTGGTTTATTTTCTTTTGTACTTTGTTCCGTTTTTGGCTCGACATCTGCTATAACCTCTAATACTTCCAAAGGATTTTGTTCTATTACTGTTTTAATAACAACTTTTGGTGAAGTTATTATGCCTTGTTCAGCAAGTCTTGTTTGTCTTTTCTTTTCTTTTTCTTGTGCAATCATTCCTGCACGAACTGAACTAACCACTTCTTCCTCCTTTCATAGCATTCATAGCTGCTATATCTCGCTGAGTTTGTATTCTATCTTGAGCAATTTCTTCTTGTTGCTGAAGACGTTTGTTGTCAATTAACGTATCATTTGACTCTTTTTGCATATCCATCTCTACTTTTTTCTGAAATTGTTCGGCTTTTTGTTGTATTTCAGAACCACGAAGAGCCAGTTCTTGTTTTCTTAAACTAACAAGAGGGTCTTCTTGAGGTGGTGGAGTTAACGATTGTGCATATTGCTCGCTAACTTCAGATGCAATCTCTGCTGCTCTTGATGCAATTTGATCTGCAATTTGTTTTTGCATGTTCGGGTCTTGTTGCATCATCATTTGTTGTTCTGGTGGAATAGATGCCATAACTTCTTGTTGCGCTGTCATCTCGGACATCATAGCCATATGTTCTGATATATGACCTTGTAATGTCATAAGTATTGACGCATTAGATTGTGCAACTGGTGTTGATAACATAGCTAAATGAGCTGTTATATGTGCCTGATGGTTTTGTTCTGGAAATGCAGTTAACACAGCCAACCTTAATGCCTCTTGATTTTCTTTTGCTGGGTTCATGGGCATTGGTTGTGGGGGAGGTTGCAATACTTGATCTATATTTGTAACTCCTAACGCCTCGTACATTTTGCGATAGGCTTGGTACATACCATTTTGCCCATGAATTTCTGGATTACTTTGAGCTAACTGTAATTGCGTTTGAGCTAAAGCAATACGTTGTGACATTGAAAATATATTAGGATCAGAAACAGGTAATATATCTATTCTGTCATCAAAATCTGTTTGTTTTATTTCTGGTGGTGCGCCTGGTACTTGATATGGATACATTGGAACACCCATAGAAAAAATACGGGCTAACAATTTAAATTCTATCTTTTGTGAATAATGAAGACGTTTATGAATGGCAGACATGACCTTCGTGCCACGCTCCATAATAGCCATAGTTGTACCAACAGGAGCGTTGCCTTGCATCTCACCAACTTTCATATCAGCCATAGATGCAAAACGTCTACCAGAATCAATTAATGTTCCCATAAGAGAATATAATGTTTGTGATGGTTCTTTGAATGGTAATGGCATGATGGCTGATCTTAGATCTCCACCGACCATATCCACATCTCTAAACTCGCCAGGATTAAGAGGTGTTTCGTCATCTCTTATTCTAGCTCCTCTAGCTTTAAAACCTGCTGGAAGATTAGACAATGTACCAGCATCTATTAATTGTCTAAGTATTGATGTTGAAGCTCTGGAAAGACCACCTATAGTGTGTGTGAGACCAAAACCATAAAACCCAAGACCAGGTAAGAACTTATAATGAATAAAATAAGGCACTTTCCTACGGAGCGGATCGTTTTCATTGAAATTCCGCTTGATTGATAAGACATCCCCAGTGTCCTCCATGATTGTGACGATATAGGGCATCTTCAATCCTGTCGGTTCACCATCAGCTCCAATATCTTCAAATCCCTCAATATCCAAGTTTGTGTGAACCTCATAAACCATCATCTCTTCATTTTCAGAAGAGTTACTTGTAATGCCTTCTATCTCATTGATTGTATCCTTCACATCATTCGTGCCATCTAAATCAGCGCCAGAACTAGGAAGGTCTATATCTCTGTAAAATCCTGATAATTGTAATTTTTTAATTTCGTTTTTATCCATACGAATGCAGTGAGTTATTCTTGTCGCAGTTGCTAAGTCTGTGGCACTGTAAGGAACAATTAAGTCCTCAGAATGCACAAACTTACTTACTGCTCTTTGCATTGTTGGATCAAAGTAAACTTTTTTAAATGCTGAACCTACGATTGGAAGATAGAATAACATCTGATCTAATTCTGGATCATATTCTTCCATTTCATAAGTTATTTGGTAATTCATATAATTTTTAACACGCTCTGCTTGAGCTGATGTTTCTGGAGTTTCTGCTCCAATAATTGCAGTCTTTACAGGCCCTCCAGCGGGTAGCATTTCACGATATGCCTGTGCCTGAAACTGTGTAACGGATTCAGCTAATAGTGGATGCACTATACCAGATGCACCCTCGAAAGGTTCTGATCTATCTTCGTAATTCATACCAAGAAGTTCTAGTCCGCCTTTGTACTGTTCTTCCCAATCGCTTCTTGAATTTGTATCGTCTTCAATATTACCAGTTAATTCGCTAGATATTTCTGACAATACATCTTCATCAATATGTTCGGCTAGGTTTGCATCGAAAGGAATGGCAATAGGAGCTTCTGCTTCCATCTCCATTTCACCAACAATGGCTGATCCATCATCTAATTCTGTAACACCTTCAATCATAGGCTGTTGAGATAAATCAACTAAGTTAGATTGTATTTCTGGAGCTACAGCGTCTGCTATGCCATTTATATTTTCGATTGCCATTTCAAATCCTATCTAATAGAAAATCCGCCACCTTTGATTGCTGCACCCATACCACGACAGCCCATTTTGCCACCTTTTGCGACACCACCATACTTCATCTTTTGAACTTTACCACCATATTCCATCATTTTAAAATCTGCGCCAGATATTACACCATCTTTATTTTTATCTAGTTTCTTTTGATTGCCTATAAGTTTTTTATTTTTTTCATTTGTTTTAGCAACATTTTTACTAAAATTTTTATTTAAAGATTTAGTTTTATCTGCCTTCAGACTCTCAGGTCTTGGTTTAGGCATTGGAACATCTCCACCTAGTTTCATTTCTTTTGCTTTTACTTTTTCAATTGCGTTTATTAATCCACCATCTTTTTTACCTGCAATTTTTTTTGCAATTTCTATTTGCATAACTTTACCTATGTTTTTTATTGGGCTTGAATATATATTTGCTTTAACTAGATCACCTGGATTAGCTATTTTTTTTGCCATTTTTTTTATTTTATCTTTCACATTACTCTCCTGTCTTTGGGTTAATCATAATTGATCTAGTCATATCTATAACTTCGCCACCGTTTTCTGCTTTAAATATTGTTGCTTTGTTTATGCCCATTGTCGTTGGTTTTAAAAGAGATGCGTTTCTTATATCAAAATTTTTAGGTCTTCCCATTTTAATTCTACCAGGCTTTTTTGCCATACGTTTTAACTTAGCTAAATCTTTTTGTTCTTGATTAGCTAAGTTGGTAGCCATCTTTAGACCAGCTAATTTATCTCTGGATTTACTCACATTACCACCTAATCTTAACAATTTAAGTTGAACATTCTTGCCAGGATTTATCTCCTTTACTTTTGGCTCTATCTTTTTTGTCTTAGGAGTAATGCCAGTTCCAAAGTTTTTGCCAGGCACAGGCTGACCACGCCTAGCTAATTCTTGATAAGTTCTGATTCTGTCGGCTTCGTCTGACATTATCTAATCCCCTTAAAGCTACCACCACGACCTTTTATTACTCCACCCATGTTCATTTTGACAACTTTGCCTCCAAACTTTTTTTTATCTGCACCTAGATACATTTCTACAACACCTTTTGCTTCACCTAAAGTGTTTGCTCCATCTTCTAAACGACCATCAGGTTGATATATTAAATAATTTGCACCGCCTTCACCTTTGTTGTTATAGATTTTATATCCACCATAGGATATAGTACCAGGCTCTCCTGCTATTCTTTTACCTTTGAGCTTTGCCACTATCTAACTCCTTTGAACTTTCCACCTCTGCCTGGTATTACACCGCCCATTTTCATCTTCATAGGCTTGACTTTGCCACCGTCCATCATACCAACAGGCATAGACTTGGTTGTGTCCATAACTTCGCCACCCATTTCCATTCCTTTTTTCATACTCATCATTCGTGCCATTTTAGCTCTGTCTCGTTCACTAATTGTATTTCCTGTTTCTTGCTTACCCATTATTGCTTCAAGTCTTGCCATATCGGCATTAGAAATGCTATTGCCTGTTTCTTGAGTTAAAAATTTTTTCATTGCTTTTATTTTATCAGCCATCAGTAATACTCCATTTTTCTTCTATATCCTGGTTCAAATTCTTCATCGTCAGGTGTGGATATAAAACCACCTTGTCTGAATCTTAGTATAGCCTGTGTCATCGAATCTGCCAAGTCATCATGGTCGCCATGTGGAAAACTAGCACACTCTTCAACAACTTCCTCCGCAAAATTAGCGTCTGGTCTCCACACCATACCACTTTCAAATACTGGTGCGCAAGCATTCATCCTTGCAAACTTATCAGCACCTTTGCTCGGTGTAAAGGGTGTAACAGGAATGCCCATACGTCTAAGCTCCTGTGTTAAAGGCGTACCACTAGCTTTTTGCTCTATTAAAATCATGTCTGGATCGTAAGCCTCATTTAATTCTTGAGCCTTTAATTTTAATTCTGGAAAATCCCATCTGCCCTTCTCCGCATCAAGTAAAATAATCGCATCACCCTCGCCCTCTACTGGAGTAAAAATCCCCCAAGTAGTAATAGCACTAAAGTCAGCACGATCATTTTTACTGAAAGCGGTATCGTATGATTGTATGATATACGAACATGGAGGTGGTTCAGAATTATCCCAAACATTCCACCACTCCCTTTTTATAATAGCTCCTTCTTCTGCCGTTGGGTTCTGCATATACTGTGCATTCCACTTGGCTACTGGAATTGACGCTTTTACTCCATCTAACTCCTCTCGACTCCAATATTCGGGCCATAGTACATTGTCTGTATCTGGAAATATTGCAGGAAACTCCACGATCTCCCATCTATCTGCTCCTCCTTCAGCTTGCTTGGATATAACCCTAGCTGTTAAATCTTTAATACCCCATCTGGTCATAACAATGATAATCGAACCACCTGGTTGCAATCTTTGTCGAGGACCTGACGTATACCACTCATAAATACCATCTAATGCTGTCGGACTTAATGCGTCTTGTTCAGATACAGGATCATCAATAATACATAAATCAGCACCACGACCAGCTAACGCACCTCCTACACCAACAGCGTAATATTCACCGCCACCATTCGTTGACCATCTACCAGCAGCCTTCGCATCAGTCGCTAACTTTATATCAGGAAATATATCCCTGAAGTCATCGCTATCAATAAGGTTTTTAACCTTACGACCAAAACCTACCGCAAGTTCTGCCGTGTGTGTCGCTTGTATTATCTTTAGATCAGGTCGTCTGCCCATAAGCCATGCAGGAAATAAGTAACTCGCAAACTCTGATTTAGTATGTCTAGGTGGCATATTGATAATCAAACGCTTGATTTTACCGTCAGCTACCTTCTGCAACTTGTCTGCATATATTTTATGATGCTTGCCCTCGATGAAGGTGGGCCAAATCTTTTTTACAAACTTTAAATAGTTGTCTTGGCTGGTTTTTTGCTCTTCAAGTGTTTTTAAACGATCAAGAAGCGGAGCCATCTTAGAAATCTCATCGTCACTAAGGTACTCTGCAAATTGTGATGCTGTTAATGCTTGTTCCATTATCCTGTCGCTAAGAGATTATCCAACGCTTGCATGACTCGACCACCTTCTGCATATCCAGCAACCCCACCTTTTTTCATAGATTTAGGAGCAGCAACACCTGTTATGGCTGCTATAAGTTTATTTAAATCTCCTGAACTAAATCCAACTGGTTTGAAATCGCCAACATTAGTTGTAAATGGTGAATCAACAACAGCCGAACCAGAAGACACAGGAGCTTTTGGATCAACACCACCTATTACATTTGGTGGCTTGTCTTCTTTTTCATCGTCTTTTTCGTCTTTTTTAGCTTTTGCAATCGGTTTAAGAATTAATGGATTGTCATCTCCGCTATCGACAGGTGCGTTCATATCCATACCACTCTGTACTTGTCCTGTTCTTGGATTTCTTGAACCAGTAATTTTACCATCACTGTCATATATAGGATCAAAATTACCTGATATTAAATCAGCGGCTACAAAATCTCTGGCTTTATTTTCTGCAAAATTTAAAGCCGTACTAAACATTCCAGGTGGAATACCCAATTTATCAAATGTCGTAGGAGCATTATAGAATTGTTCTATTTTGTCTATGTCTACACCTGAATATGGTTTTCCAACTTGCTCTTCAAAATCTACAGGTGCGCCTGTAGGTAAATTAGAAACCTGTCTACCACCAAAAATCTTAGCAGCATCAGGAACAGTTGATCTGAATGTATTAACATCATCAATTCTTTGCTCACGACCTATACTCGATAATACATC